ACGCCGCAGTCATTTATTAGCTGCGTGACATATTTCCGCAGGGCAAGTTTGTTGACGATGTTCGGATTGAATAGCAATGATGATGATGGTAATCTTGCCAGCGGTGGTGGCGCGTTTCCCTCCCGTTCGCAGCCTAAACCAAAGGCACCGGCTGTCGCATCCACTCCGGCAGTCGGTGCCGCCTTCAACGATGTTTTAGCTGAAAAATTAGATGCGTGTAAAAGTGTGCGTGATGTAAACGCGCTTTACACAAAGCTGTATGGTGCCAGCGGCATAAAAGCACCAGCCGATCAAATTGCAATGTTTAGTAAACGGAAGGATGAAGTGCAAAATGACTGAATATGACAACACCAATCGCGGCGCGATCTTTAAGAACAACGACAAGACCGCCGAAAATCAGCCAGACTACACTGGCAAGATCAATGTGGATGGCGTTGAAAAACGGATTGCGCTTTGGATACGCGAAAGCGCAGCGGGCAACAAATATATGTCAGCTTCGATCAGCGATCCAATGCCACCAAAAGAACAGGATGCGCCACGCGCCGAAAAAATGCAGCCTTTAGAAGATGCGATCCCGTTCTAAAAAGAAACCAACATATGCACCGGCCTCTAATGCACAAGGTCGGTGCGTATGGTGCGACAAGACCCTGCGTTTTAGTGACCCCGATTGGGTCGTGGACGGGGCAAAACAAATTCTGCATCTTGGATGCTTTCGGGAAAGATTGGATATATTAAATGCAAATCGAAAAGAACGTGCCGATCCCACCAGCGGGTCGCAGCAAGATCGAAATCATCAATGATATGGAAATTGGTGATAGCGTGCTTTGCGAAACTTATGAACAGGCAATGTCGTTGCGTGATGCGCTGCGCTATCGTGGTTTAAAATACACCACCCGCAAAATGAATGACGGGTGGCGGGTATGGCGGCTTGATTGATGGTGCCAACAAAACAGGAAATTCTTGACGCGCTAAAAATATTGACCGTTGAGAAAGAAAGCGATGCACTTGGCCGCAAATATAGCAACCGCAGTCTTCGCACCAGCGTCATCAGACCAGTCGTCAAAGGTCAGTTCAAGAAACGTGGCCGCAGATATCAAGTTTAGCGGCTTCGGTCGCTTTACTTTGTCAAACCCTTCATTTTTTCAAATGAACGCATTCCGCCAAGGCCAAGCATACCCATCAAAACAGTCAGCAATGATGACATATCAAACTGCGGCAGATCGGGCAATGCAATGCCAGCATAAGCACTGGCAAAGATAACAAACGGGGCAAGCACAAAATGCCAAGCAAGCGCAATGCCACAAGTCCAGCCCACAAATGGACGCCAGCCAGCGACAAAGATGCTGCGGTGCTGCGCTTCAGCTTTGTTGATCTCTAGTTGCCCCTTGGCAAGTTCTTGTGCGTGCCGGTCAGCCATTGTGGCAAGCTCGTGCGCCAGCTTATTCTTTTGATCTTTATCTTCGATAAATTTATCCAGCAAACCCGTCACTGGTGCAATTAAAGCTTCAATCATTTCTTTGCCTCGCTTCCCATCCAGACTGCAAAAGCACCGGTTGCCGCACCGACTATCGTGCTAACAAATGCGGTTTGCTGCGTTGTGGCCGCTGCGCCTAGTCCCATAAACCAGTCGCAGACATTCCACGCCATAAACGTAAACGCCAGCATCATAAAGCGCGGAATAATTTTATATTCCAAAATGACCTTACTCATCTGACAATGCCCGCATCCGGTCGATAAGTCTGCCAGCCCGATTTGGCACTTGCCTTGCCCATTTGCTGTCGGCCATCTGGGTTGCCGCTTCATCATAGTCATAATTAGCTATAGCTGCACGCAGCTTAAGGAAACGCCCAAGGCGGTTTCTGCCCAGATTAAACGCCATATTGGCTAAAACTAGCTGACATTCTTCCGGCAAATCATCCCAGTTTTCAAACAAGGCGCGGCAATCTTCCACAGTGACCGCAATATCAAGCGCAAATAGCTGGCGACAGCGTTCCGGTGTGATCTGCGTGCCGACAGGTTTGCCGTGTTCCGCATCAGCTTCGCGGATTAAATGCCCGATGCCAACAGTGGGCAAGCCCAGATGATCCAAATATATATCCAGCCGCACGCCCTCATCGCTGGCAATTTCTTCACGCAATTGATCCAAATTCATCGCCTCATCTCCAAAACAACAGCCAGCGTTTTATCCCAGCTATCACGTTCCGCAGCTTCAGTGAAACGCGTTGGCGACACCCGCATAGAGTATTGCCGTACTGCCGTAATCGGCAAGAACAGGCACCGTCTGGCATTGGGTGAAACAAGGCACAAAACATCATAATCTTCTTTCTTTGGCAAATGTTTCGCTTTAGAGCCGTGACCAAGCTGAAAATGGTGACGCGCAGATCGACCATCTTTATTAGATAAAAGGCTAGCAGTCTTAATCTGACAGCGTAAAAACGTCTGATCAAGGAATGCCAGCGCATCAATTCTATCCATTGGGCAATGCGTTGCTTTCCAGCCCATAGACAATATTGCAGACAGAGCAATATATTCCCCCATCAATCCCGTTGCGGTTGCACTATTTAACAATTACACCAGCCGTTGCTGTCATTACGCCGATAAACAGCCCAATAATAACCACAACCAGCCCGACAGCAATAGCCCCAACTTTGAAATTTTCAAACATCTCTTGTTGGCGGAGTTGCTCCATCTTGCGTTGTGCTGCACGCGCTTCTTTAGCTTGCTGGATGCGCTTTTGCCGTTCTGCCAATATACCAGCCCAAGTGCCGTGACCAAAACGGAAATCAATCATTCTGGCAACTTCGGCAATCTGTTCTGCCGCAAGCTTCGCATCAATCATTTCTTTAGCCACAGACTGCACGCCAAACTGGTCGGCTAGTCCAACACCGGATTTGCGATTGCTGGCTTGCTGCACCTGTTTTTGGCCGGTAAATAGGGCATCTATCTGACCGGCGATCTGCCCAATATCTTGTGCAGTGGATATGTTGCTTTTTATGAAATCGACTGATTGCTTTACAAGTGCTATGCCAGCCAGTGCGGTGCTAATAGGTTCCAAGATAGCTGACCTTCTTTAAGAGGCTGACACCGCCACTGCTTCGGCATCAAGTTTGCAATCTCCCCAATATCCCGCGACATTTCAAAAGCGCGGCTGCGGCAAAGCTGCCTTGTTTCGCTGTAAATAATTGAATGAAATTCTATGCAATCAGTCGGTGCGCCTATTACGCAAGCCAGAACGATTGCCTTAAACATCGTCTTTTCGGCCAGTTAAAAACTTAACTGTGTCAGTTTCCCAGATGCGGATCAGCACCCAAAGTCCAGTAAACAAGGCCACAATATCCGGCATCATTCCGACCCAAGCAGCAAATGTGCCTGTGCCAGCTGCAACATCAATAATGACCTTGTTTTCTTCGTTCATTATTCGCCGCCTTCAACCACCGGAGCCATCTCAGCAGCTTGCGCTGCCAGATGCGCCGCATAGGCATCTTTAACAGCCTGTGTATGTACCGCTGCACAGATAGCTTGCACCTCTGCGCTTTCGCCAGTGATGTCAGCGTCAGGTGCTACAGTGTGCCGATGAAAGCTACGGCTAATCTCAACGCCATCACGTTTGATAACTGTTGCGGTGCGTACTTGCACGTGCTTGTAGTCACCTACGATTTCAATTTTGTCTTGTACTTGTTCTTCTGTTAGTGCCATTTTTATCTCCTATGGATGGACTGACCACCCTATGTCCAATAGGGTTATGAACTTGTTATATAAGTGAAAGATGTTTCTAAGTTATTTCCACCCGATGCCATATCGGAAACAAGCTGATTACTTGTACCAACATCCCAAAGATATATATTGCTTGTATTGTCTCCGACATAGGATGATGCAGGTTGGGCTGCCCAACTCCAAGTTTGTCCATAAATAGCAGCGTGTCCTGTACCATACCCCCCGCTAACTATACTGGGGAAAGGCAATCCCGATATGTACAAAACCCCACTAGCACCATTAGGCGCACCACTAATAATTAAACTTACTGTAACTAAAGACCCGACTTTTCTGTAATGACCAGAACTACTGGTAGTAGTAGGTGTGCCAGACGTACCCGCACTATAAGTAGGCACCCAAGTCCCCTCCTCATAGTCATCCAGCGCATTAGCCGCCGCCGTGTCACCGTTGAAGGTGATGCCTTCAGCAAACACTGCCCTGCCAGAAGCATTAGTGTTAAAATATACCATAGGGCTGTTTGATGAATTTAATACAGCAGGATAATTAGCATACGTGCCGAATGAAGCAGAGCCAAACTGTGCTTGTGCCATAAATGCCGCTTGTGTGCCTGAGCCTGCACCACCAGCACGAACGCTTCCAGAACCAGTATTACTACTGCCAACTAAATCAAGAACTTGTGATGGGTCAGAAACACCAATGCCCACGTTGCCAGTTGCACCGTCGATACGCATCCGTTCGTTAGAACCGGATGTTTCAAATGCTAAAGCATCACTTCCGCCCGTTGTCATTTTAATGAGGTTTGAAGCACCAGTAATTTTTAATTGAGCCGCACTACCACCTGTTCCAGTTGTATATAAATTAACTAGATTTCCATCGGTAGAGTTACTGATATGCAACGGCATATTAGGCGAAGTCGTCCCAATGCCCACGTTGCCTGTCGCCAAATCAGTCGTGATTGTGCTGATCCAAGCAGTATTGCCGCTGTTTCTGACCTTCCAAGTGTCGGTCGTGGTATCGAACCAAAGCTGATACGCATACGGCGTTGTCGGCGCAGATGCGCCCGCGCTCATCGTTGCAGCCGCAACTAACGCATTGTTTAAATCAGCGCGAAAGCTGGGAAAAGTTTGGTTGGCAATGTTAAAATCGTGCTGTGACATTTAAAACCCCGTTGCAACGTAATCAAATAAACGATCCACCGCTGCATTGCTGCTATTGTAAAACGTGATCGTGAACCCAGA